CCATATGATACAGACAAACAATACGAAACATGGATGGTTGCATCTTCATATCTATCATATGGAGGCACACTAAGTGTAATTAGAGCAGATGATGATGGACTCTTTAATGCTACACCAGTTGGCACTGCTTCAAGCATAAAAATAAAAAGCACTGAACACTATCAAGAGTTAGGTTATCAGGAAAATACACTTAATACGGCAACAGTAGCAGCAAGAAATCCTGGTACTTGGGCAAATGATATTAAAGTTGCAATAATAGATGGTAAGGCAGATCAAAGAATAACTTTATCTGGTACAACAGGTTTAAGTGTCGGTTTAGGTGTCACACAAGCAATTACTGTTGCTGATCCTGCTTTAGGAACTTTATCTGGTCATCTTAAAGGAATAATTACAGGTATTAATACAACAGATAATACGATTGATGTAAAAGTTGTGGGTATCGTCACCACAAGTGAACTTTCTAAAGATTATAATAGTCTTTATAAATTTACAACAGGATCACTTGATTTTCCAAACAGTGGAGCAGGAACAACCTCTGCTAGTATCACTAGAGGGTTTGGAGGAACAGTAGCAGCAGCTGCAACAGTTGGGGATGTTATAAATTCATTCTTCCTGAACGGCACAGGAGTTATAGATCAAGCAGGTGGATTACCACTATCAGCATCTTCTACAACAATTGGTATTAATACTGCGGGTATTAGCACTGGTGCTACTAAATTTATTGGAATTGGTGATGAAATTGTTGGTCTTTCTTCAGCAAGTATTAGTAATGGACAACTTACTGGTGTAATAAGAGGTAATCAAGGAACAACAGCAGCAGAACATACTGATGGAACAACAGTTAAACTATTAACTTTAACTTCTGGAGTTGGTAATCCTTCTTCTGGTATAAATTCCACGGATACTAGTGTTGGTATTTCAACAAACGTGGGTCTTTCTACAGTGGTTAACGCTGGTGGTTTCTTAAAAATTGGATCAGAATTGATGACAGTTACATCGTTCTTTGATGGTTCAACAAACTCATTTAATGCTACTGGAGAAGTTGATTGGTTTGATCAACAAACATATGATGTTGCAACAGGAGTAACACCTCAAAAATGGAATACAATTGCCGACAAACCAGGCACATCATCATATGTTTCAGAGAGAGGTGGTAGATTTGATGAAGTTCACGTATTAGTTATTGATGCAAAAGGAACTATATCAGGAAATGCTGGTACAGTATTAGAGAAACATCTAAATCTATCAAAAGCAAAAGATGCTTTATTCTCAGTTGGATCACCATCTTATTGGAGAAAATATCTCTATACAAACTCCGAAAATATATTCGGTTTAAGTGGTAGTCTAATTGGAGTTACAACAACTGGATTCTCAAGTGGATTTACTCAGGCTACAAATGGTGGTTGGGATACAGATGCTGATGGAATTATATTTAATTCTTCGGGACCACAAAACTTAGTATTAAGTGGTGGTAAAAACTATGGTGGTAAAACAAATCTAACAGATTCTGGTGCATTAAACTCTAATGTAGGTAAATTAAAAACAGGATATCAGATATTTGAAAATGATCTTGTGAACAATGTTGATTTCCTACTTATGGGTGGTGGTAATCTTACTAAAGATAATACCAGATCACTTGCGAATACTTTAATACAAGTTGCTGAAGAAAGAAAGGATGCTGTCGCATTCATATCACCATCAAGAGATAGTATTTTATCAGATAATCCTTCTCAAGATAATCTGGTAACAGTTTTAGATGATGATACAATAACAACAAATGTCGTTGATTTCTTTGATCCAATTGCTTCAACAACCTTTGCAGTATTTGACAGTGGATACAAATACATGTATGATAGGTTTAATGAAGTGTTCCGTTATGTTCCATTAAATGGAGATATAGCAGGAACTTGTGCAAGGAATGACATTAATGATTTCCCTTGGTTCTCACCAGCGGGTACAGATCGAGGAGCAATCTTAAATGCTGTTAAACTTCCTTATAATCCAACCAGAGCACAGAGAGATAAACTTTATTCAAATCGAATAAATCCAGTTATCAACTCACCTGGTGCAGGAATTATATTATTCGGTGACAAGACTGGATTTGCAAAAGCATCTGCCTTCGATAGAATTAACGTTCGTCGATTATTCATATTCCTAGAACAGGGAATCGCAGCTGCTGCTAAAGATCAGTTATTTGAATTCAACGATGAAATTACAAGAGCAAACTTTGTAAATATTGTTGAACCTTTCCTAAGAGATGTTCAATCCAAGAGAGGTATTCAAGATTATGTTGTTGTTTGTGATGAGACAAACAACACTGCTGCCGTTATTGATAATAACGAATTTATAGCAGACATCTTTATCAAACCAGCAAGATCAATTAACTTCATTGGTCTTACATTTGTGGCCACTCGAACTGGTGTATCATTCGAAGAAGTTATCGGTTCCGTTTAATTAATTTAGAGGTTTAAACAATGCCTTCACGTCAACAAATCAACAATATTCCTTTAAGGAAGATTCAAGATTTTAAAAGTAGATTGTCTGGTGGTGGTGCTAGACCAAACCTCTTTGAGGTAGAGTTAGCATTCCCAGATGCCGTTGCAATCGCAAACGATGTCTTACAGAAATCTAGATTTTTAGTTAAAGCAGCAGCACTTCCTGCTTCAACAATTGCTCCAGTCGAAATACCCTTCAGAGGTCGTATTTTAAAAGTTGCTGGAGACAGAACATTCGAAACTTGGACTATCACAGTTATCAACGATACAGATTTTGTTATCAGATCTGCGATGGAAAAATGGATGAATGTAATTAACAAACTAGACGATGCTTCAGGATTAACTGATCCAGATGCTTATCATAAAGATGCATTTGTTCATCAGTTAGATCGTGATGGTTCGATTCTACGTTCGTACAAATTCTGGGATATTTTTCCAACCAATATTTCCACAATCGATCTTAACTATGAAACAACTGATACGATTGAACAGTTTGATGTAGAGATGCAGGTTCACTGGTGGGAAGCATTTAAGGGAACTAGCTCTCAAGCTGGTGGTGAAAGTATCAGATAAATAGTAAAATACTAGTACAATTATAATATGGCACGGCTATTTGGATTTTCTGTTGAGGATAACGAAAAAAAATCACCGTCGATAGTTTCACCCGTTCCTGAGAATAATCAGGACGGGTCTGACTATTATATACAGAGTGGTTTTTATGGTTCTTACGTAGATATCGAAGGTGTATATCGAAACGAGTTCGATTTAATAAAAAGATATAGAGAGATGGCACTTCATCCAGAGGTTGATGGTGCGATTGAAGATATTGTAAATGAGGCAATTGTAAGTGACCTATATGATTCACCTGTAGAAATCGAATTATCAAACTTAAATGCAAGTGATAAGTTAAAAAAGATAATTCGTGAAGAATTTAAAACAATCAAAGAAATATTAGATTTTGATCGTAAGGCTCATGAAATATTTCGTAACTGGTATGTTGATGGTAAACTAGCATATTTAAAGGTTATCGATCAAAAAAGACCACAAGATGGTATTCAAGATTTAAGATATATTGATTCACTTAAAATAAAATATATTCGAAAGGAAAAGAAAAAAAATCGAAATGAATATATTAATGTAAATGGTAATCGTGGTGATGATGCATCTACTTTAAATCCACAACTTGATGAGTATTACATGTATACACCTGCTCCATCATATCCATCAAATCTTGCGACAGGTGGTGGTGGAAGTAAAGGAATTAAAATCGCAAAAGATGCAATTACATATTGCACATCAGGTTTAGTTGATCGAAATCGTGGTAGTGTTTTATCATACTTACACAAAGCAATCAAAGGATTGAATCAATTAAGAATGATTGAGGATAGTCTTGTAATTTATAGATTATCAAGAGCACCAGAAAGAAGAATATTTTATATTGATGTTGGTAATCTTCCAAAGATAAAGGCAGAACAATATTTAAAAGAGGTGATGTATCGTTATCGTAATAAGTTAACTTACAATGCACAGACTGGTGAAGTTCGTGATGATCGTAAGTTCATGTCGATGATGGAGGATTTTTGGTTACCTCGTAGAGAAGGTGGAAGAGGAACTGAAATTACAACTTTACCTGGCGGACAAAATCTTGGAGAACTTTCAGATATTGAATACTTCCAGAAAAAATTATATCGTGCACTTGCTGTTCCAGAATCACGTATCGCATCTGATGGTGGATTTAACTTAGGTCGTTCATCAGAAATACTAAGAGATGAACTTAAGTTTGCAAAGTTTGTTGGACGTTTGAGAAAGAGATTTGCTCAAATGTTTAATGATATGCTTAAGACACAGTTAATCCTTAAAAATATTATTACACCAGAAGATTGGGAGTCAATTCGTGAACATATTCAATATGATTTCTTATATGATAATCAGTTCGCAGAACTTAAAGAATCTGAATTGACGAATGAAAGACTTGCAACTCTTGCAACAATCGAACCATATATCGGTAAGTATTATTCGAATGATTATGTAAGAAGAAAAGTCTTACGTCAAACTGATGCAGAGATACTTGAAATTGATGAGCAGATTGAACAGGAAATTAAAGATGGTATCATCCCAGATCCAAATGCAGTCGATCCAATTACAGGAGAACCACTTGAAGGTGGTGGTGGAGATCTAGGTGATATTCCAACAGAACCAGATTTAGAAAAATCTGCATCGGTCACAGATGCACAGTTAAGTAAGGATACCAAAACGGCGGAGATATAAATAAATTATAATGTTATATTAAAATATGGAAGACATCATCGATTTGATAGCAACAGATTCTGCTGCTTCTGAGGTAACTGATAAACTCAAAGACATTCTTTTTACAAAATCTGCAGAGAGAATTGAGGCTCAGAGACCTAATATTTCTGGATCTATGTTTGATGAACCTGAAATTGAAGTGGAAGAAGAACCTGAATCAACTGAGGAACCAGAAGAATGAGTAGAATTTTACTTAAAGGGGCAGAAGCTGCAATGGGCACTAGCTCTGCTAATGGGAGTAATTTTAGTAGTGCAAGACTGGTTAGAGTTGTAAATACCGATTCTAGTGCTCATTTAGTTACACTTACAGAAACAGTAAATGGATCAACTATTGGATCATTTACATTACCAGCTGGTGAAGCAGTTGAACTAGAAAAAGAACCGTTAAATGGTATCTTTGCTGCAAACGCAGCAGTAAAAGGTGCTGCAATCGGATACACGAATTAAGAACCATGAAACTAATCACAGAAGAAATTTCAAGCGTTAAATTTATCACCGAAGGAAAGGGTGCTAAAAAGAAGATGTATATCGAAGGTGTATTCTTGCAAGGTGATATTA